ATTACAGATTCAACCACGGTTGTTATGAGCGCAACTGCTACAGGTGCTAGTTCAGCAACAACCACATTTACTTCAACAGACGGTATTCCAACAGTTTGTGAAATGGTTGCATTTACAGACAAAAATGATATGAAGCGACTTGGAGACTATTTTACAATTGGTAGCGAGGGTCGTATTTTCTTCTTAAAGGAATATCCTTATCATTCACAGAATTCTATTGTGGTTACTTATATTGCGGGAAGCAGTAGGGTTCCGGCGGCTATCCATGAAGCCGCAACTAAATTAGTTTGTGCTGAAATCTTACGTCACGATGACCAAACAATTCTTATTGCTGAAACAGGTGGAAATATTAGCACTAAAGAAAAGTATGATATTCTTCGCAAGGAAGCATTCGATATCCTTTCAGGTAAGAGCGATGTTGTCTATTTCATTGACTGAGGTATTTTTATGTCTTGGTGGGGTGTTCTTAAAAAGGATTATAGAGCAGAATTAACTTCTATTTTTGGAAACTTACCTCAGACAAATGAAGCACAAGTGGAAATGGATTATGGTCGTGACCTTTGCTGTGAGAATGCTATGGCTAGAGTTTTAGACCTTGTTGAAATGGAAGGCAAAATTGTTACCTCTAAAGGGCAAGTCAAAACAGGAAAAGAAGCGGCTGAACACGTTTCAAATTATGACTGTGATAAGTTACGTTTATTTGTTAAGCATAATGCTACTAAAGCAAAAGCATCTCCTGAATATAAAGAAGAATTTAAACAAATCTTAGAAGATTGGAAAGACTGTGAAGGTGATGAAAGTGGCTATTGAATTAGACATTTCTCACTTTAAAAAGTTCTTAAGAATCCAAGACGAAAGACAGAAAGCGATGGCTGAAGTTTCTTCTCTTCTTGGTGTTGATTTTCGAATGTCTGATGAAGAAAAACTTAGATATGCGGAAGAAGAATTTACCAAGTATCTTGAAAATGAAGTATATAAGGGGGTTGAGGCATGGATGAAGTCAGCCTTCTCATAGACATCTTAGACACAAATTGGTCAACATCAGCGACCACCTTAGAATCAGGGGGCTATATTACTTCATCCCATACAGGAAAACCTAATTTAATTGATGTTCGTTCTCTTGAGAAGAACAAAGGTGTTCGTTACGACCTTTCTTCTAAAGACGTAATCATCTTCTTTGAGGACAGTCAGAACCTTGAATATCCAACAGTCCATTATGATGTGCGTAATGAGACATATGGATTTACTTTACATATTCGAACTGTTCACGATGAGAGGGCCGGAGGGGATGCATCCTTTGGCCGCGACAGGCTTAGGGCTTTATACTTGATTACCCGTCATGCACTTGAGAGCGCGAGGCGTGGCTATACCGCATCTGATGGTTCAAAGTTTAATCAGATTTTTGTCGGTTCAAGAAGCGAGTCAAACGACCGTGCTAAAAGATTATTTGGATATAAACTAAGTATTGAAGCAAAAAGATTCGCATTATCTATTCCCTAGTATGTTTGTTAGGAAGGGGGACATTTAAAATGAGCACAGAAGATATTTTTCTAGGAAGTCAAGCAAGTTTAACTATGGTTCCTGAAGTGGACCTTTATATTCCGCTTGACCATGCAAATAGCACAACAACAGATTTACAGGCACACGACGATTGGGAAGCACATTTCCTAATGGTCAATAATCTTTACGTTGGCTGTATTGTTGAATTATATGCTACAGGTGCGCCAACAACTGTTGTTTCTACTCACACCATTACATCTAATACTGCAAATGTTTTAAAAGTTTCTCCCGCTACCAGAACAATTGTTTCTGGTGACTTTATTCACATTAGAGGATATGGTGCGCCTTGTGTTGGTGAAAAGAACTCTACTACAAAAAGACTCAATGCTGACAATTGGTTAGGGATTCTTGAAAGTGCTACCTTCCCAGATGTGGAAGTGGAGATGAAACAATTCAATTTATCTCTTGGTGGTTCAAGAAACTTTACCCATCAATATAAAGGAATTGAAACAGCAGGGGCGGCTTCTCTTGGTTTGGTAGCAAATCATGGTGCTTTCTTATATTACGCTTTAGGAAAATGCACGGAAATTACTGCTACCTTTGAAGCAGCGGGAACTGCTGATTTATTGAATGCTCATGGAACAAATTCAAGTTCCGACGATAGAAGGCACGTTTATCTTGATACTACTAACGGCGGTGCTGAAACAGGAACTATTACTTCAAGTGAGTTCTTAGAACAGGGACCAATTTTCTATAAAACTGCAAGAGCATCCAATACCTTAACTCCTCCTTTACTTAATGGGTTTGATTTATCAGCAAATATGGAACTTCTTCAAAGACCCACATCAACCGCTTCAGTCGTAACTAATGCAATCACATATACATTTGGTGAAACAAATGGTGAAAAGTTACCTTCGTTTGCATTGGAACAGACATTGGCTAAGTCTAGCACATTAACTACTAGAACTTCTCCAAGCGGGGCTTCGGAAGATACTACTTTTGTTCGTATTGCTAGAGGAAACCGAGTCAATACTTTAACAATGACAGCGAATGAAAATGAAGAAGTTAAAATGACTCTTGATTTAAATGCGAGAGCAGTTCATAAATTAGAGCAAGATGAAGACTACGAAGCAAGAGGTGGCGTTTCTGACAATCGCCAATTGTTTAACTTTGAACAAGCCAATGATACTAGCGCAACCGATAAAGATGCTGAATTTTTGGAGCCTTTCTTCTTCTCAAGTGGTTTATTTAGTGTATTTGGTCAGCAGTTCTTAAAAATCACTAACTTGCAATTGACTATCAATAACAACCTGCAAGATAAAAGATTCATTGGTGTTGGAAACAAGTCAATTAAAGACGCCATTCCTGCACAAAGAACTTATGAAGTTACCTTTACTGCTATGGTAACTGATGATAAATTGTTCGAAGAATTGCTAAATCAAACAGAAGTCGGAAGTGCAAGTTCGACTCTCTTGACTTTACAGTTCGATAAAGCAAATGGTGAGCAAATCCTAATGAAGTTCCAAGATTACTTCCTCAGTTCTGCAAACTTTGCTATTCCTGATGATAAGGGACCAATTACTGTTGAGGGAACAGTTATGCCGAGAGCATTAGAATCATGCACAGTCAAAACCCATTGGGTTCTTCAGGGGTGATTAGATGGTTTCCAAAGCAGAAAAAGGTCGTCTAATCAGAGAAGAACAAAAGAAAAAGAAGGCATTGCCTAAGAAGGAAACTCCTAAGAAATCTAAAGCACTAGATAAGTGATATTCCACCAACATACGTTTGTTTGTTTGTTGGTTATGAAGGTGGAAAGACATGGAACAAAAAACCGTAATTACAGATAAGAGCGTGCTATTTGCGCTTACTGAACCGACGCTACATTACATTAAGGTAGCACCCGACCGTGAAGAATACCTAAAAGTCTGGGTCAAAGAACCCACATGGCTTGAGGTTGATAAGGCTATGAATAGTCTTATGAAAGTTGATACTAGAAGTCAAAATCTAGACCTCGACTTAAATGCTATGTATCGTTACATGGTTGAAAATTTCATCGTTAAGTCGGAACCATCTCTTTCCACACTTGACCTTCTTCGATTAAACCCTTATATTGGGTCGCAGATTAAAGAGATTCTTCCGAATCCTTTTGATGCATTTTCGGAGAATGAGGAAAAAAACGAAGACTGAGAGGTGCTATCAAGGGGGGTGAATCCGACCCTCAAACAGTATCTCTCATTATCGTCTATTCCTTATCGAAGGCGTTAGGCATTAGCCCATTAGAAGTGTATAAAATGCCATCAAGTTTAGTCATTGATTTATTGCAGGTCCATCAAGTTGTTGAACAAATGAAAGCAGAAGAAATGGAAAAAGCCACTAAAAAGAAGTGATTAATATGGTTTCTGCTACTGCTCAAATGAAACAAATGCAGGCTTTAACAAAAGCAATAACAGAGCAAACAGAGCAAATGCAAAAGGTTTTTAGTAATTTAACTAATACATTACAGGGAATAGAAAAGGCCAAAAAGCCTCTAACTGAAGCAGAACAAAGAATTGAAAATGTTAAGGCGGCTTTGGACAGGGCCGAAGGAGCCGCTACAGGTTTTGATAAAAGAAGCCAAATTCTAAACAAAGCAATTAAACAATCTTTTATTGACGGAGAAAAAGGTTTTGCTCTAGGAATAAAATCATTTAGGCAATATCGAAAAGCAGGAGGTAACGCTTTTGAATACATTGCTGAATTCTTAGGAACTAATAAAGAAGAACTTAGAATTCTTGGTGTTGAAGCGGCTAGAGTTAGGTCTGTGATGTTCGGTTTCCTTCCTCCGGGAACTTTCAGATTAGTCAATAAAGTTAAATCGGGTTTCCAATTGTTTGGTAGTGTCCTTAGAACCGTTAAACAGGACGCAAAAGACGGAGAGGAACAAGTTGCAAGTTTAGCCGGAACTCTTGTTAAAGCCTCTAGAGGTTTATCTAAAATTGCGACTCTTAATAGAGATACGATTTTTGGAGAAAAACGTGCAGGTAAATTAAAAGCGTCAAGAGAAAGAAGAAAGGAAATTAAAAAGGAAATCAATGCCTTACAAAGTCGGGCAAAGGCTGCAAAAAAGATGGGATTGACTAGTCAAGCGGCAGAAGCAGAAAGCAAAATTGGCAAACTTAAAAAAGAATTTGAAGGAAGAAAGGGCTATGAAAGAACAATTAGAAGAGCCCCTGCTGCTGAATTTGCAAAAAAACAACAAAAGAAGATTGGTAACTTCTTAGCAAATCTTAAGAAAATTGGCTTTTCGGGTATTCTTAAACTGTTAGGCAAAATGGGTAAAGTGGTAATATTTGCTGTTACGAAAATTTTTATTGGTTTCTTTATCTATGCTTTCTTTATTCTTGGTGCGCTATTTGTTATCATTAAAGGTCTAGGGCCTTCTATCTTTACAGCACTTAAAGATACATGGGAAGTTATCAAACAAATTAGTGGACCTATTTTAGCAGGTCTATTTATTCTTAAAACAGGATTTGAACAAATTTTTAACAGCATTTTTGGAGATGGAGATTTAGAAACATTAATTGACGGAATTCTCAATATTGCTATTGGTCTAGTCGTTACTGCATTAAGCGTTTTAGGTGTTCTTCTCGTAGCAGTTCTTAAATTTACACAGGTTTTAATCTCTGATTTAGTTAAAAGAACCATTGCTTTCTTCAAAGGTTCTGCATCAACCGCCAAGAAAATTGCTGTGATTGCAGGAATATTGGCTGCAATTGTTGCTTTTATCGTGGGTGCGCCTGTTCTTCTTGCTGCTGCTGTTGGGGCTGCAATCTTTTATGTGTTTAGAAAATTATTCCCCGGAAAAGGAAATGCAAGAGCACCCCTTCTTCAAACAACAGGTATTCCTGCATTTGCTGAAGGTGGGGTAGTTAATAGTCCCGTTGCTTTAGTTGGCGAAAAAGGACCAGAATTAGTTTCTCTTCCAAACGGTTCTCGCGTTCACAGTAATGCAGATTCTCAGAAAATGATGGGCAACACTATCAATATTACAGTAAATGCTAAAGATACATCTAGAGCAGAAATGAATAGAATTGCAAATGAGATTGCGAACATTGTTTCTAGTAAGATTTCAAGAACCACAAATTCAAGAACTTTCCGGTGATTTAAATGCCTGACTATTACGTTTATCTTAAAACTGGCGCACATGGAGGTTCGGGAGATGGTTCAGACACTAACACTATTCCATTAAGAGCCGTAAGTGTTAGCATTGCAACAAATAAAACTATTCCTTCTATTCCTTTACCTATTGGGGCGCTTACCGGAGAATCTGTAACTGCTGCATTAGATTTAGGCATGGCTAGTAAATCAATCAGCGTTTCAGGATTTATTATTGATACTGAAATTAAAAGACACGACACTACTGTAAAAATGACAGCCCATGAAATTGCTCAGTTACTTCATTCATCGGTTGACTCAACAGGTATTGCTCAACATCAGGCCCTCACGGAACTAGTTTTCTTAATGCCTTCTTTTGTCAATGAAAATTATGTTGATAGAGGAAAGGCCGCAGATAATACAGTTTCTGAAAATGGAACAGTTTCAGTCAATATTCCTTGGACGTTTAGAGCAAGAGGAGGAAGAAACCTTCTTGATAACAAACTTGTTTTTGGTTCTCTTCCTTTCCCAGAAAACGAAAACTCAACAGGAGTAACGGGCTTTGTTCGTTCTTTTAGTTCAAACATTACGGCAGACACTATTGAAATTGAATTTAGTTTAGACTTTGAAGTTGCATTGGTTCGTCCTTGAGGTGATTAGATGTTTGAAACTTTACTTGGAAAACAACGTGCGTTGATTTTCCCTGTTATGTGTAACGGCTATATCGAAATGGATTACCAAGAAAACTATGTAAATGAAGCATTAGGTCTATGGGGTAACTCAGGAAATTTTACCTTTGAGACAACAATTACTCCTTATGATATTAATGGATTAGGGCAACATTCAGCAACAACAAAGGCTTCAGTTACCGCTTCGAAAAAAATTATGCCCGGCATTGATACAACAGGAACACCGGCGAATTTTCAAAGTAATAAATACTTAAGTGTAGCAAATAGACTTGTTCATGAAATGGCTCTCTTTCATAGCACTTCACTAAAAATCTTTTTAGTCAACTCAACTTCTCACACAGAAAATCAGCCTGCTGAATATAAGGTAAAGGTAACAATGACTATTGATGGAACTACGGAGTCCTTTACTAGCCCTGTAGCAATTTTACCAGAAAAGGAAAAACGATACAGTTATCTAGACACAAATAGGAACGGTTTCGATAAATTTGGAAATCAGGTTTATGAAAAGGTTACTCAGGTTGATGGCGCGGTGTCCGCCGGTTCGTCCTCTTTTGATGTTGATTCGACGGCACGGCTCCATACAGACTCTCAGAAGGTGTTCATTCGCTCCGGTTTTGACTTCATCGAGGTAGGAACCATCACGAACATATCGTCCAACACGGTGACTCTTAACGCGGCATATTCTGGTGCTTTAGCAGACAATGAAGAGGTTTTTCTTGAGGCTTCTGCTGAACCAAATTACGTCAACGGCTTTTATCATATTGCAGTTGCATACAACGAAACAAGAAATTTGATTAAAATTATTGTTAATGGTCGGCCAATTCTTACTTCTAATCATAGTTCATCAAGCACTTTTGTCTTTGATGAAGACGAAAACTTCTATATTGGTGCTAATGGGAACGGCGAATTAGGCGAAAACAAAGCATCAACAAATAAACAATTCATGGGCGAACTTCATGAGTTAGCAATCACCGATGTTTTTAGACAAGAGTTTCCAACGTATAGAACTATCACCCCAACATTAAATAACACTCTTGTGTATATGAGATTTGAAGAGGTGGACCAATGAGTTTAAACGTCTTCAATAAAGGACAATTTGGGTCTGGAAGCCCAACGTATAATAAGGATTGTCCAACAAATCCGGTAATGACCACAACTCAAACAGGAATATTATATGCTGCTATTCAAGAAGATGATAGTTTAGCAAGAACAACTCAATTTGGTGAAGTAGTTTCAAGTGCAGGATTAGAAACAGAATATTCTAATTTAACAAATACTCCCGGATATAGGATTAGGTGTTTTGATAACGCAAGTCAAGCAGGTATTCGACTAAATACTATTGATTTAACTGCCAACGATTTTTTCGTTATGATTCATTCTGATGACCACCTTCAACATCACTTTGCTAAAATTACTGAAGTGATTACAGAAGATGTTAGCGGGGACTCTTTTGAATTTGAACCAAGACTAGGAAATGAAATTGCACAAAATGTTAAATTTATGCTATTTAAACTACTTCTTCCTACTGTAGAAACTGATAAGCCCGTGGCCTTATCAGCAGGAATTAGCACAAATCTTAAATCTGAACTATCGGTGGCGAGGCCATTGTTCTACTTCTATAATGATAGATTAGATAAAAAGAATGAACTTAATCACAATACTAAGTATTTTGCAGAGGTGGGCGACCATTCGGGTTCAGGACAAACTGTATTTGTTGATGACCAATCGACAGCATTCCTAACTACACAAGATTATTATAACAAAATTGTGGATTATGGACCGTATTCTCTAAATATTAAAATGGTTGATAAATTAAGAGAATCCGATGTAGGGGGTTCACCTGCTTCTCAAGAAGGAGTTACTCTTCCTTCTGAAGACTTTGCAGATTATGAAGACGTATTTCATAATGCTAGAAGACAACTTAATGACGATATTAGTGGAACTTTTAATTTAACTGGACCTATTAGATACATCCATTATGACTTTTCTCCTACAGATGCCAATGTTGTTAACTCTGTAATTGATGCATCATTTTCAACTTCTGTAAATGACCAAACAGGATATGCTCAGGCAGAAATGATGGACAACTATAGAATTCTAACGAAAAAAATTGATGAAAATGAACCATTTAGACTTAGGCAATTAGTTCATACTGCTAGCCTTGATGATTTTATTTCTACTAATATCACAATTGATTCTTATGATTCAACCTTAGCAAGATATAATGTTGTTTCTGATTTTGATGTAGATGATATTTTAGCAAGAAATGATGAAATTAAAATTGGTGATGTTATTTACATCATTAATGCAGTTACTGCTTCAACTATTGAATTAAACGGTTATGGAAGAACTGAGGCTGAGAGTGAATTTACCATAAAAACTATTACAGGCCTTACCGGAACTATTTTTGTTCGTTCATTTAACCATAGAACAAATAAATTAACAACAGATTATAAGTTTTTAGCGGGAAGAAATGAAAACTTATACGTTAGAATCTTTGGAAAGAGTAATCGTTTAGCAGAAGCGACTGTTACTGCTTCTAGTGTCCCTGAAAAAACATTGACTTTATCTCTTACAGGAGATTCATATGGCGGTGATTTATTAGATTACGCTTATGGAGACTATCAAATTTTTATTGAAAGATTTGATGGCGTAGTTGAAAACATTGACAACTATAAAGGAGATGATTCTCAAACTTATGTGAAAGTTGAAGGAAGAGATGAATTTAGAAAATTAGTGAATCCTATTATCAATAAGAACTATAATTTTTCTGAAGACTATATTTTTTCTTCTAATACTTTTTATCCTGAAATTACTGATACGGGAAGAAATATTAGCACAGCAACAGGTGAATCAATTTATGGAGCAGACGGTAGCAAAACCTTCAAACATGATGGGGGTTCATTAGCAGATGTTTTAACAGTCGGTGATAGACTATTTGCTAAATGGCCAACAGGCGCTCTTTGTTATATTGGTCGTTTAGCAAACTATGTCCCAAATAGTGCTTTGATTACATTAGAAGACTTTCCAAGAACCTCTGTTAATGAAGCATCCAATGTTTCTTTATTTACTAGAAAGGCGGCTGATAAAGAATATGTTTTAGGAAAAGCACTATCTTCAAATGCTTATGAAACCAATACTGTTTCTAGTTTAACGGGCCTAAGTGATAAAGGTATCATTTTCCAAAGTGGAACAGAATTAGAATCTGATGGAGATGATGGTTCTTCTCTTGTTTCAACAGCGGCAGATATTCATGCTTTAGCACATGGGTATAATATTCACGAGCCTGTTGAAATGTCATCAGATAAAGCATTTCAAACAAAACTCAAAGGAACTACTTCTAGCGAAGAAACATTTGATGTAGTTAATGGCTTACTAGATTTTACTGTTTTAGGATTAACTTCTTCTGATAACTTTACTCTTGTTGAATTAGCCCCATATGTTCCTTTAACTTTGGGTAGGGTGGACAATAATCCTGCAAATACTACTGACACTACCTTTACACAAATTGGTTCGACAGGGGCAGCAGCAACAAATACTAGAACAATTCCATGTAGTTTTTTAAGTTCTATTACTATTCCCAATATTGGTGAAGACATTTATGAACAACAGACTGATTCTTCTTATCTATTTTTAGGTAAATTTTTATACTTTAGGTCATCGGTAGGCGGAGATACTAACATATTTTTAGATAGACCTACTACAACATCAGGCTCGTTACCTTTAGCAATTTTAGCAGATAAAGATGCAACTAGATATGAAAAGGATAAACTAAATCATAACTTAAATTTAGTAAATGGTGCTCACCTACATGGAGGAAAGGTTATTGGTCTTTTGAACCCACTAACAATTTCGTCTCCGGCAACAGGAAATACACCAAATATGTTGTTTGAATCAATCTATAGTTTTAACTCGACAACAGATTTAACCTATACTAAAAAATATGGTTCACCATATTATAGAATTTTTAATATGCAAAAAGGAAACTTTGCTCCTTTTCTACCAAGAAGAACAACTCTTCTAGAAAACTTTGATACTCACTATTACTACAAGACTCCTAGTGCTATCAAATATTATGCTGACGCATATAGGTTTGACCCCGGATATTATTATTCTTCGGGCTTTGAAGATGGAATTACGGGCATTGGAAAAACTGCCGCAGGCAATGAAAATCATTTATTATATGAAAGTCAAGGCTACCAACCTGCTTCCGGTTCAAGATTTTTTGATACTAAATTTCATGAAAGTGGAGGTTCGGCTTCAGTAGTTCCATTTACTCGCGTAATACAAATACTGTCCGACACGGGTAATTTTAGTGCTATGGATGCTTTAGAACAAGTTGACCCTAAAGCCGCTAGATTATTTTTGTTTATCAATACAGACCTTGAACCTTATAGTGGAAAGAGAAAGGATAGTATTTTAAATACCTCTGTAACTAGAAATCTATTAAATTATGAACTTACTCTATTGAAAGAAACTAGAGATTTAGGAACATCTACAGCAAATGGAAATAATGACTCTAAAACTACTAGGATTTCAAATTTAGATTCTGACTATAAAAGAGTTCCTATTTTAGAAGATAAAAGTATTTCTTCAACTCAGTTCGGTTTAATGAGACTAACCGAGTGTGTATATGATTGGCACTTTAATCAATTTAATCCAGAATATGAAAACACTAATATTATTCCTAAATTCAATTATAGAACTTCAACATTTACTGCTTCGTCTATTTCAATCGTGAGTGGTGGTTGGAGTTCAAATAGAGCAACAACTAATGCAGACCCAACAACTGCTTTCCCTGTGGCTTCTCATGTTTGGGATTCTAACGGAAATTTTATTGGAACAGTAATCACTTCAAATGCTAGCCCTCCTTATTTAGAATTCCTTTCCCCAAGCACAAGCCCAACGGGTAACTTTTATGAAACAGTTAAAACATCTGGTGGGACTCTCTATGAAGGGGTATTATATGCTGCAACTTTTGCACAAAGCGTTATTTCAGGAAGAGGACAAGAGAACAGTTTTGAATGCGATACCCATTTAACAATGCTAAGAGGAGCAGTAGTTGATAAAGCATATGGTCATGGAGCGTCGGCATTTAAAAGTTTAAATGGCGGTAATGAATTAACTTTCAATTATCCATCTGTTAAGTCCAACAGAGATGGGACAACACCAGAAGTTCACGACCCCGTTGTTTATTTGGCTCCTGATTTTGGAAACGCAGGTCATCCTAATGGACCTTCAGAAATTATGCAACAATACCTATCTATGGGAAATAACGACAATACTACAACAATGATCGGTGCTTCGTCAAATAATAGAATTGCATTCCTTCAGGCTTTTGCAGTAATGTTAGATAAATTTCACATCGAAGATGGTTCTGATGATTTAACTAAGGGAGAGTGTATGCCCATCTCTTTCTTTAGAAGAACACATGGAAACACTTTTAATCTTCTTTCACTTACAGGTAGTGACCACGAATTTAAGAAGTTTGAAGATGTTATCGAAGGCCCAAATAGTCAAGACTCTGCTAGTGGTGCAGTTATTGGTCTAAAGTTTAGATTATTGGTAGGTTCCAACGCTAGTGCAATTCAGGGTGCGGGTAGCAAGAATTTAGGATTTGGGAATAGACAAGTGTATAAAACAACAATTACATTAGGTGCTGATAACCGATGGTTAAATTATGTTAATAGTTTAAATGGTTGTTATCTCGTATCGGAGGCAGGCTTAAGAACAGAAAGATATGACTATGATAGCGGTGCAGAAAATTACTCTAATGCTGCATTAACTACAGCAAACTATCAATTTACTTGTGAAGGTATTACACCAAATGTAGTGGCTCAAGTTTTATCTCATGAAGTTGATACTTCTGATGGAACTCTAAAACATATTATTGTTACCGATGTTCAACTAATTGCTGACCACTATAGAATTATGCAACCTAATGAAACTTGCATGTTTGATTTTACTCCCAAATCTATTAACATCAATGAGTTAAGTCATAGATACACAAAAGTGATGGGAGAAAATAAAACTTATGATACTCCTGATTCTTTCGTAATTAGAGGAGAAAGTGCCGGTCTTCACCAAACAAAAGTTACACCGGCTAGTGGGACTTTTATTAAAAGCGCAGGTGAAGGAGAAGGCGTTTTATCTATGTATGTTGTTGCTGATTTAGAAGCATCTTCTTCTAGTGAGAGTCACATTGTTTATAGAAACGGGAACAATGTTTCTGACTTAATTTCTGGACAAAAAACAATTTGTTATAGTGACGGTGAAAGGTTTGTAAAAACTAGTTTAACTGCGGTTGAGAGTTTGTTTGGTGATAGTGCTTCAACTTCTAAACAAATCACAAATATTACTTTAGGAGAAATGAGAAAAATGTCGGGCATTGTTTCTTTTTCAGAACCATTTACGTTAAAAGTTTCAAATATTAATGGAGGGTTCAAGAGGGCTCTTATTGCTTCAACGGTAACTGTTGGTTTAGATTCTGAAAAAATTGTAAATGATCTTTTAGAAACAAATGATATTACATATTCGCAAACAGCACAAACATTTACTCACATTATTTCTCCTAACTTTAGTGGAATGAATGTTTTAAGTGCTGTAAATTATGCTAATACTAAAAAAGATTATACTTTAGGTTATTTAGATGACACTTTCATCAATAGGCAAAGAGACTCAGCAACATTTGGTGTTCAGTTCCATATTAGTGATGACCAAGAAATTGACTTTTATGGTTTCACTAAGAAGAAAAGCACTTTCGATAAATTTAATGAAATTGTTGTTTATGGTAGGAGCCACAAAGCAACAAGAATGAACATTAGAGATATTAAGAAAAACGGCAAGAAAACTCTTGAAGTAATTGAGTTAGAATTAGATAGCAGAACAGATGTTGAAGATAGAGCAAATGCTTTATTTCAAGTCCACAATACTGCTAATGAAGGCTACATCGTAGAAGTTGGTCACAAAAATATTTCTCAGATTAGGCCGGGAGATTTAGTTACCTTTGAAGTTAGAAGAGAAAACATTCCTTTTAGTCGGTATCTAGTAAGTCAGATTAGTTATAACTTGTTAGGTAACTTAGAAATTGAATTAGACAAATACAGTAAGGGCTTAGAAGATAGGTTCTCAGAATTACAGTTAGAGACTAGAAGAAATGCTAACTCTATCCGTGAAGGAACCTTTAATGAGAGCAATATTGACTTCCTGTTGGCCGAAGGACTTAAGATAGAGCCTCGTCGTCTTCTCATCAGGAAGATTACCGCAGGTGGAACCATCTTTGGATTTTCTACTACTTTTGGATTCTCTACTACATTTGGAATCTCAGGCACAACAAGCACCGATTTAGAGGACGTGATTTATTGATTACTGATAATCTTAGGAATGCAGTTGCTACCTACATCTCAGGTCAGTTAAGTTCAACTGAAGGTAAATTAGGTTCAGGTGGAAATAGCACAAGTCCTGCCGCTACAGCATTAGACGTTCCTTTAACTACTTCAACATTAACTTTATCTTCGGCTACCTCTAACGTGAATATGATTGAAGTTAAACTTAGTCTCCCAAATGCCGGGAGTGCTATTCCGGGAAAAATTGTTAGGGAAGCAGGTATTTTTAATGGAAGCGATTTGTGGGTCAGAGAATCCTTTGATGCATTAGGCCCATTTGCTAGCAACGAGACTCTTGAAATTATTTTCTTTATTGAGGTGGAATGATGGCGACAGCGAATAATAACAAAGAGTTTTCTGGGCTTTTAACCCCTGCGGGTGGAACCCTTAATGAGATTGCAGACTCAACAGATAATGTGCATACAGGTATTGTGAAAGCATTATCTAAACTTGCATCGGGTAATATTCCTGTAAAGGGGTTCAATATTACAGGAACTTCTTCTAATCAAATTACTTTTGCAACAGGAGATACCTTAGTTGATGGTGTTAAACAAACCGTTAGTAATGATTTAACAGTAACAATTGATACTGGAAATACTAGCAGATATACTTTAATTGTTGCTAATGGGACTTCTCTTGCTGCTAGAACTCACACAACAGATAATGCTATTCCTCCTGCAAATGAAGATGATGTGATTATTGGAGTGGCTAAGAATACAGGTTCAGACCCGCCTCTTTTCCAATACCTTACTGTTTCTAAAGACTCAAATTCAGTCTCTATTGCTAGAGATAATACAGGCTATTTTGAAGAAGGAACAATTAAAGCCAACACTTCAAGTGGGGGCATTGATATCATAACTACCCAAACAGATAAAGATATCAGAATTACCCCAAACGGAAATGGTAAAATTGTTCTTGACGGATTAAATTGGCCTATTGCTGACGGAGGTGCTAATCAAGTATTAAAGACAGATGGCGGAGGACAATTATCTTTTGTTGCTCAACCTGCTGCTTATACTGATAGTGACGCTGTTTCTGCCGTTGAAGGCGTCACCGGCACACTCGCTTTAACGGGTGACGTTACTATCGCTTCAGGCAAAGACTTAACAGTTGATGGAACTACCTTACACGTTGATGCAGCAAATAACAGAGTTGGGGTGGGAACTACTTCTCCCGGAACTCCTTTGCATATTGTTAGTTCTATCGCAACAGATATGTTAAGGTTAGAATCAACTGATGCGGGAGGAACGGGAGCACCTGATATTGATTTGTTTAGAAATAGCGCATCTCCCGCCAATGATGATGAACTGGGTATGATTGTTTTTAGAGGGAAGGATGATGCCGGTAATAAAACTTCTTATGCTTGGATGCTTGCAGAAATTGCCAATGTTGCAAATGGAGCAGAACAGGCAAGAATTAATTTTCACGTTCAAGATGGTGCAGGAACAGGATTGGAACAACTTAGAATTCATGCTACCGGCATCAGAATCGCAGGAGAAGCAGAAATCAACGGTAATTTAAATCACGATGGTTCAAATGTTGGATTTTATGGAACTTCGCCTGCCTCTCGACAGTCTGTTGGAAATATGGGTTCAACTTCTGTTACGAATGTTGCTGCGGGAGCGTTTATTGACCCCGGAGCCACACAACTATTTTCACCAAATCAACAGCCATATTTGTTGGGTTTAGAAAATGAAATTGCAAATCTCAGAACAAAAGTAGACGCCTTAATTGACGCTTTACAACTGTATGGTTTAATCACATGAGCCAAACTAGTTAATATGTTTACATTAAAAGTTAATAATATTGCCTAGACAAAAACCAAAAAAAATGGAGGCCGAGGGAATTAACCCCCGACCTCCTTTAAGGTTTCTTTGGACCACAATCCGCGACATTCGCGGCATTCCCAAAGTTTAATTTGTCCCGGCTTTCCCGCATAAAAGGCGATTAGCCGCTTCGCTAATGTGTCTTGTTTGCAAAATGGACATTTTTGCTTAAGACCCATCTTTATCACGCTTTTGCATGAGCCTCGTCATGTATTCTTCAACAGATTCATCGGTAACGTTTGAGCCACCAAATGCTGCAAAGAAAAGAAGCAGAACCATAAGCATGAATAAAATTAAACCAAGCCATTCCCATGTAGTCATTACCAATCAACTCCTAAATCAACAAACTCTTCTTTTTCAATAGAGAACCCTTTCACAATTCCGTTTTCTTGACCATATTTCCAAAGGTCATAGACTAATTGACTATCCTTGAGACAGTAATCCACGACGGTATCATAATCCCCTGCCTTCCAAAGTGCGGGAGCATCAGCAGAATCCATAGTCTTTGAAGAACCTAAAGAACACTCAACTAAGTTTTGAAGACGATATCTCTCACCATGTCCTTTAAGTAAAGCCTTACTGGTGTCAATGTATTGTTCATTTTCTAAATACTTGCGAATGCAAAATATGTCCAAAGAATCTCGTAGGATAGGCAGGTCAAACGCTGCGATATTGTGGCCTAATAGAAGGCCCCCTGCCTTTTGGAAGTCATCGAGGTCATATTTAAGGTCACGCAGACTTTTGACGACGTGACCCCCCTTAGCGAAGGAATCCACGGGTTCATCAACGTATGCGGTCCCCGTTGAGCCATCCCATGTCGTTACCGTCGAAACTTGAAACATATGAGTATTACCGAATCCGCCGATTTCATAGGACATATTTTTAGTCTCTAAGTCAATCGCCATCACATTCATTTCATTCACCTGCCCAAAGTTTGTTTAACTTGTCCTTCTCTTTGTTCACAGGTTCTTCTTCTTGAATCCGCCGCTTTAAGAAAACAACAATATTTGCTCCGGCCACAGTAACCATAGATGAACATTCCCATCCCTCTTCACCGTATGTGTTAAGGGCTTCAATGATTACCTTTGGTCCTTTATTTACTTCAAATACTTTATATGTGTTCTCCCACTTCATTTTTCATCACCTACTAATTTTAGGAATACTACTCTGCCTTGCTTTTGTTCCAAGAATTTGTTTTTGATTTTCTTAAAATATTCATAGACAGTAGTTTGAGATTTCTGACCTTCCTTTACTACGCGAGAAAGAAGTTCTTTCTTTGAAATATAGTCGTCACCTGTTTCTGCACAAAGTTCTCCATAAACCTTAACAAATGTAGGATAGAG